CTAGCGGTGAACTAGAAGATAGCGGTAACTTAACATTCAATGGTTCAACACTAGCTGTTACAGGTACTATTACAGCATCAAGCAACGTTGACATTGCAGACGCTGGCTCACTTAGAGTTGGTACAGGTAATGACTTTACTATCAACCACGATGGTACAAACACAACTATTACAAACGGTACAGGCATCCTTGCTATTGATGGTTTAGCAACTAGCTCAATTCGTGTTAACGAAGCCGGCGCAAACGTTGACTTTGTCGTAGAAGGTGATACAAACACAGCACTACTAACAGTTGACGCAAGTGGTGATAACGTTGGTATTGGTGGTGCACCAAATGCTAACGCAATATTACACGTAAACGACACCGGCGCAATGATTGTTCCAGTTGGTACTACAGCACAACGTCCAACAGGTGTAACAGGTATGTTGCGTTATAACTCAACAGTAGGCGGCATTGAATACCATGATTCAGACAGTTGGGAATCAATTAGTACATCGTTTACAGTTGCTACATCACAAACATTTAACGGTGATAATTCGACTGTAGCGTTTACACTTTCAGCACTAAGTGGTTCGGATAGTTATACTGTTGCTGGTGTATTTGTTACACTAAACGGTGTTGTCCAAGAGCCAACAACTGTTTATGGTATTTCAGGTACTACACTTACATTTACATCAGCACCAGCAAGCGGTGACTTAATTGAGGTACGTAAGTTTACTACTACTAACACAATTAACGCACTAGCTGACGTTGACGGTGATACACAGATCCAAGTTGAAGAGACAAGTGACGAAGATGTAATCCGCTTTGATACAGCAGGTACAGAGCGTGTTACAATTAACGCAAGTGGACTTAACATTGTTTCAGGTACAATGAATGGTACTGCTACAAGCGCACAATACGCTGACTTGGCAGAAATGTACGCCTCTGATGAGGACATTGAAGCAGGTACAGTAGTATGCTTTGTAGGAGATGCAAAGGTTGCTGAATGCGACACTGACAGTTGCAGTACTGTAGCAGGTATTATCTCAACAGATCCAGCACACTTGATGAACAGTGTGCAGGAAGGTGTTGCACTAGCACTAGCAGGGCGTGTACCTTGTAAGGTAACAGGTCCTGTAGCAGCAGGCGATCTAATGGTAAGCGCAGGCAATGGTATGGCTCGTGCAGAGGCAAATCCAAGTATTGGCACAGTTATTGGCAAAGCTATTGAGGCAAATGAAGATGGCGAAGGCGTTATTGAAGTACTAGCATTAATGATGTAATAATACTACAGGCTTATAAAATAGGGAGGATTCGTCCTCCCTATTTTTTTGAATAAATAGTATAAAGTTTAGGATACACTATGGCATTCACTCGACCTAAAGCAGCACAGATTGACTTTGATATTACAAATATCACAGACCCTCTTATAAGATTAAACAGCGGTCAAAGTAGTGCTAACGATAAGGATGTAGGTATTGTTGTAGAACGAGGCAGCGATGCAAATGTTGCACTTATCTGGGACGAAAGCACTGATAGTTTTGCAGTAATAAACACTAGTGAAGATGGATCAACCAGTGGTGATGTTACCATAAGCAGTTATGCTGACCTAACACTTAAAAAGATTACACAGTCCGAACAACAGTATACAACTTCAAACATGATGAAGTTTAACCAGATATACACTGGTGCTAGTGCTGGTAGTTATTTTACACAAAACGAATATCAAAAGATATTAACAATTACGCCCGCGGGTAGCAGTGAAAACTATCAAGTCACAGGTCGTATTATAGCTCAGAGTGCCGGTAGTATCCAAACAATTGAGTTCAATGTAGCTCTTAGATCAAATACACTTCCTGATTTGGATTGGAGTATAACCTATACTGATACGCACAACGGTACAGCGTTCTTTAAACCTCAATTATGGACTAAAGAAACTACAACTGCTGGCTTCATATTTGCTATTCAAAAAATTAGCAGCGGAAATTTATATGGAACTGTTACTGTAGACATTGATGTAATTCCTAGATCAAGTAGCCAAAAATCTAATGTAACCATGAACACTACACAGGATAGTGAAACCACTAGTGTAGATGCTGGATTCACTGCACGGGACATGACCAAAATTATGGAGATTAATGGGGATGACATTGACATCTCTGCTCATGATGGCAGTGCAGACGGATTAAAATTAGGCGGTACATTAGTTACTGCTACTGCCGCTGAACTAAACATTCTTGACGGTGTTACAGCAACTACCGCTGAACTAAACATTCTTGACGGTGTTACAGCAACTACCGCTGAACTAAACATTCTAGATGGCGTAACCGCTACTGCAACAGAACTAAATTATGTAAGCGGCGTAACAAGTGCCATCCAAACACAGATTGATAACATCAGTAGTAGTTTTACACTAGCAGCAGACAGTGGTAGCAATGATACATTTACTACAGGTCAAACATTAACTTTCGCTGGCAGCACTGGTATTGATACTACTGTAAGTGATAATCAAGTAGCTATTGCTATTGACAGTACAGTTGCTACTCTTACAGGGTCACAAACACTTACCAATAAAACATTAACAACACCAAAAATTGCAAGTGGTGGTTACATTGCTGATGCTAATGGTAATGAACAAATTGTGTTCACCACTACTGCATCTGCTGTTAACTATTTTACCGTTACAAACACTGCTACTGGTGCAAATCAAATTAACCTACTCGGTGCTGCTGGTGGCGATACTAATATTGGTATTGGTCTAAGCACAAAAGGAACAGGTAACGTACAAATTGGTTCTGGTATAAGTGCTGGTGCCAACCCAAGTAGAAAATTACAAATACAACCAGACAGTGCATCCAAAGCTGCTATAGGCATTCAAGCATATGGCGCTACTTCAACTGAAAAAGCACTAATTGATTTCTTTGCTAACAATGGTACTGCACTTACATCTATAGGACAGGGTGCAGCAACATCTGAACTGTTTAGAATTGATAGTGTAAGTGGTTATATTCTTGCCACAGGATCAGGAAGTCATGCAGGCGGCACAGAGCGTATGCGTATCGACTCTAGCGGTAACGTCGGTATTGGCACTACGTCACCCAACCAAAAGTTAGTAGTAGGCGGCAGTGCGAGTGGCACTGTGGCGCTACAAGTAACCAACAGCACAGCCGGTACTGCGTTTAATGACGGTATGCAGATGTTCATCAATGACACTGCTGGTGGATTGAACATGCGTGAGGCTTATCCGTTGCAAATTTATGTCAACGGCTCTGAACGTATGCGTATCGACAGCAGTGGCAACGTTGGTATTGGTACATCCCCAAGTAACAAGCTAGATGTCAATGGAGACATTGGTTTACTAGCACAAAACGAAGTAAGATTTTATGACAGTGACAGTTCAAATTATACTTCGTTTAGAGGAGCCAGCTCAGTTAGTAGTAATATTGTTTGGACATTACCTAATGCAGATGGCACCGACGGACAGGTATTAAGCACCAATGGTGGTGGCACACTTAGTTGGGCAGACGCTGGCAGCGGCGGTGGTGGTGGCGGATCTAGCTATCCAAATAGTACAATTACAACTATACCGGGCGCTGACGGCAACTACGATTTAAGTTATAACGCAGCACAAACAGAACAGGAAACACCTTTTGAATCAGGCGGCACTGATGCGTTTGGTATTAACCTAGGTACAGTGTTTGATATGAGTGATCCAGTTGGTAGCGTACAAGACAGTTCAGGCACCGGCTTGGATCTAGGAACATTATAAATATAGGACAGGAGTAAACTATGCCTACAGTATTACAATTTAGACGAGGAACCGCAGCACAAAATAATGCTTTTACAGGTGCATTAGGTGAACTCAGTATTGACACAGAAAATGATAGTATTCGTATTCATGACGGGTCAACAGCAGGCGGTTTTGAAACCAATGCTAAAGAAGCACAGTACGCTGACGTTGCAGAACGTTATCATGCTGATGCTGTATATGATCCAGGTACAGTCCTCGTATTTGGCGGCGAAACTGAAGTTACTGAAAGCACAACCAAATGGGACAGACGAGTCACCGGTGTTGTTTCTACTGCCCCTTATTGTGTTATGAACAGTCCTAAAGACGAAAGAGATGATCCTCAGTTTCCTCCTGTAGCACTACTAGGTAGAACTCCTACCAAAGTAGTTGGCACTGTTCAAAAAGGTGACATGATGGTTACTAGCGATACCGCTGGGCATGCAGAAGCATGGCGTGAGGAAGGCAATCCTAGAGCAGGAAGTATTATCGGAAAAGCAGTCCAAGATAAAGAGGGCGAAGACGCAGGAGTAATTGAAGTATTGATTAATATAGGTTAGCTTTGATGCCTCTTTTTAAATTTTACACTGCTGATTATGAAGGTGAGCGTGTAGTAGATACACTGCACTGGCGCAATGCTAACAAAGAAGAAAATAGTGTTTGGGTCCCCAAAACTATTATAAACGATGATCACTCTCAAACAGCATTCATAATAGGTAATGGCCCTAGCAGATTAAAATATAATCTTAATTTACTTAACGGGCAGCATGGAGGTGCTGACGGTATTAAAAGTGTTGGACAAAGTTATGGTTGTAACATGCTGTTCAAAGACTTTGATCCTACATTCCTTATATGTACAAATGAAGAAATTTGTACTGCTATCAGTAAAACTGATTACTGCGAAGAAAATATTGTTTATAGCACTAGAAAGTGTATTGTGAAACATCCAGGGCTGTTTCATTTATACCCACAGTGGCAACAAATGTATGCTGGGCCGGCCGCAGTACGTTTAGCATGTGCAGATGGACATAAACGTGTGTTTATGATTGGTTTTGATTTTTATAACGAAGCAACAAAGCATCTATATACTGAAATGAAAAAAAGCTACCTGCCTGTTACTCAACCCAATGCTCTAAATGATAAACTTAAGATTCAACTTAGAAACATATTTGATTTATATGAGGATGTAGAGTTTTATCATGTACAGCCTGAACGTGCAAATTATGCCGAACATCTAATAGATGAATGGAACTGGTGTCCCAATGTAAAAACTATAGGTATGTTACAGTATATCAATCTAGGACAACTAGGCGCTGTCCACAAATAGCTCGCTTACAGTTTTAATCTTACCCATAATTTCCTCAATTTTAAAAGTACTAAACACCCCAGGATGTAACGGCTTGGGCCAGCCTTCAATAGATACCCAAGCATATCCTTTGTGTTCTTTATTAAGTTTAGGTATGAACTCTTGTTCTACTACACTTATGAAAGTGTGATATTCAAACTGTTTGTTTTTATTTGTAAACTTTTCAATAGGAATGTTTTTTGTAATACTAGGTAAGAAGCCTACTTCTTCTCTTATTTCTCTTGTCAATCCCTCAATAGGGCTTTCTCCAAGTTCAACTTTACCACCTACAAAAGCCCACGTATTGCCGTGGCTATCTTTGTTACGTAACAAAAAAAGATAGCGTTTAGTGCTAGTGCTGAAGAAAATAGTACCTATGCTAAGGTTCATATGACTAGAGACCAGTCTCCTGCTCTATACTCGCCTTCAAAACTCTTGACCCAGGTAGTTCCTGTCCACTTGTATTGAATGCCAGTATGAGTATTTGTCATATATTGTACAACCGACTCGGCACTACTGTCAAACTTTACTTCCCATTTTGTGCCATCGTATTCGATAATATCGTTTGCACCTGCAATAAGATCAGTGTCGCTACTACCTGCCCAAGCAGTTGGTCCGTCTGAGTTCTCATTACTACCTATTGCGTTTAGAATTAAATATCTTTGTCCAGCTGCCGCGGCTGCTAGTCCTGCACCAGGTGCATTGTTAAGCGGATTGATAATCCTTGTAACAGCGTCGATACTATTAGTAGGTTTTGTATCTTCGTTGATAGTGAACAGTAATTTATAGTCATCACTTGGATGATATGCAACTGAACCTATAACTTCGCCTGTGCCTACTTCTAAGCGTATTTGACTGATACCTGCTTGTAGTTCACCGTACTGATTTATAAGTGCACGCCAACTTGTTTCTTCTGCATCAGCGGGTATTTTAGTAGGCGGATCATTTAGAGGATCGTAATCAACTTTATTAGTAACAGTTTCTTCCCTGTGTAATATACTAACTTGATTTCCAATAAGCAATATGCCAAAGTTCATAGGAGTAAACTTCATACGCTCACCAAGCAGTATATCTCTATCAATAACACCGTCGCTGATGCTACCGCTTTCATCATAGATGCTTGCGACGATCTTTTGTACAACGCCTAGCTTCTTAACTCTAGCAGGCGCCGTTAACCAAATAGGAACAGCAAAAGTTAACGTAGCAATATCAATCTGCTCATCTACACCAACAGGCACTGCTCGGTTACTCCATTGTGTTTGTGTCAGTTCAATATAACTTAGACTGGTCCAATCTAAATAGTTGTCTGTACTTTGTATTTCAAGTGCAGGGTTGAACAGTACGAGTATCTGTTCTAGCAACTGTAATTTCTGTGTTGTATTACTTGTCCAAATATCAACATTCATTGTAAGCTGATATGGTACAGGCATTAGTCGCTCAACTGTATAAGCATTTCCTTGTGTAGTAAGATATGTCCCGCTATCCTCATCAAATTTTCTCATACGAATATGACGTTTATCAACAAATGTAGGCTCTTGTCTACGCTCTGGTTGATATTCCATTGCTGTTACATAGCAACTAATCATAGGAGTAGGAACAATCTTGTTTTCGCTATTCTCTCTGATTAAACTAGAGACCATACGTGTTGCATCGCCATATTTAACTGGTACAGTAACTAGTGTAGTGTTGCCATCTCTATCTTTGCCATACTCAACTTGGAAGTTAGAGAAAGCACGTATAAACTGTAATAGGAAGCGTCTTACTTGTTCATCGTAGAAAAATGTTTGTGCCATTAATCTTCCTTAGCCTCTAGTGCACTACTTAACGCCTGTCGTTGATCCGTTGTAGTATTATCGTCTCTTGTGGTTGTATTGCTATTGTTAATAAATCCATCACGTAGAGTATTTCCTGTGCCAGGTGTTAGTCTGCTACGTACATCATCTTCTACCTTAACCCAACGTGTGCCACTGTATCTAAACAGTCTGTTTGGTAAAAAGTCTAGACGTAGTATATAGTCACCTTCTAGTGCACTAGTTGGGAAAGTAGTGCCCATTGTAATAGGATGTCCGTTTGGTGCTAATCCGTCGCCAACTAAGTAGCCATCATATGCTTGTACACTGGTTGGACTAATACGTGTGCTACTACTGTCAACTGTGGTACTATCGGATGCAGTGCCTGTTTCGTCTGCATTGTGTCCTTTAGGCTCTTGTGGTCTGCCAAGTTCGTCTGTAGGTACTACGTAGTATTTGCTGGTATCGTATCCACTTTCTGGAACTTCCGCTTCAGCTTGTTCTACAACCTTATTAGTTACTTCTAGCTCTTTTTGGTATGTGCTGAGCAAATCACGTAAGGTTGCGCCAGTGCTATCACCATCTTCATCGACCTGTATCTTGTTAAGAATGTCGTTGTATTCTTGACTATCCACTAGTGGTGTACATTTTACACGCCATAGGTGCGGCCACCATGTAGGTGAATAACCTTCTGTTGGGCGTGTGCCTTCTTGTACAACGTAATAGCGTTTGAGTGCTACGTCTAGGCTAGTGTCTAGAGCGTTATAATCTTTTAGGTGTGGTAATTCTAACACATCACCTGCCATTAGCCTGCGTCCTAGGATACGATCCATATCCTGTAGATGGAATGTAATAAACAACGTATCATTCTGCAGGAACAGACCAAATTGGCTGAGATCAAAGTCTGTATCTGCTACATTGTAGATACCTCGCATTGTATAAACATCCTGGTCATACTTGCGGTCTCTGTTCTCTAGGAATAGGAAATCCTGTATAGCAAGTGGATCATCCTGAGTAGCCTGTGGTTGGCTAGCATCTGTGCTAGGACCTTGGTCAATAATACCTAGGTACTTGTGTACATTGATACCCGTGCCACCAACGGTGAACATTTCCGATATACGGCGGTCAAAAAACTTAAAATCGTTGGTGTGAGCACCATCTTTCCACAGCGAGAGTCTAGGCATAAAAAATATCCTTATTGTATAGTATTTATTGCAAAAATGGTTGACGCTCTTGTACTATGTGCTAATATGTATATATAGGAAATGAGGAGCAATCATATGTTTATAAGCGAATGGAAGAAGTCGGATTGGCGTTCAACGGAAACGTGGGAGTCAGTCAACTGCTCAACTGGCGATGTAACAATCACCAAGATTGGTGAGAAATTCATTGGTCGTGACCCCAACGGAATGCTGGTTTCACAGTTTCCTAATACCTGGGAAAACACTGTTCGGATGATGGAATCTTGCTTTGATTGGCGTGTAGATTTAGGCGAAAAAATAGCCTAAAACGGTTGACGAAACCCTTATACGTGCTAATATGTATATATAGGAAATGAGGAGCAAGCACATGGACAAGATGTACAAAGTTATCGAAGATCTGGACAACAAGCGCAACGAGCAGGGTTTTGAGACGGTTTGGAGCGTGTTTGACGAAGAGATCGTTGATCTCAACGACCGTGTTGTTAACGAAGAGCGTGATATGTACCGGATTACATATCGTGCATACGACGAGAACCTGAAGGAATATGAGTTCAGTGCGTTTACTGCTACGAACACTGTAAAGGGGTTTTGGGCAGCGGCTGAGTCCGTTTATCAGCAGGCTAAACGTTCCGTTGGTGACTGGCATGTGTTCGTTGAGGGCTTTGAGCTTGTTGAAGACGGTAGCTTCCGTCTTAGCACTGGTTCATAAAGGTTGACATAAGTATGGGTAAGATAGTAGACTTCAAAACAAGGCAAGAGATACCTATCTCAACTCTGCAACGTGAATGGGTTGAAACTGTAGCGAATGAGTCTATAGACAACTTAGACATTGCAGATATCATGGGCCTTATCGAAGGCATGGAGAATTACTTTGGCAATCAAGACCCGCAAACGCAAAAAGACAACAACCCGCAGTCGTAAAACTGGTTTTGCTGCTATCAAGACAGATAGCGGTTATACCTATTTTAAGCGAGTTGCTCACTTTGAAGTAGATTCAAAGGAGTGCTCTGCTGTTATCAAATCATGGGTTCGTAAAAATTACGACAAAACTACTGCAACCGCTATTTTGAAGAACGAAGAATGGCGATTCAACAAAAGTCATATTGCTGCCTATTGTTATTGGACTAGCCTCAAAGGTGTAGAGCTTGCTCCTGATGATAGTGTAGAATGGATGACTACTTATTTTGCAGATCTTGCAGAGCGTGGCAAAAGCCTAGTCAAAGAGCAGAAAAAAGAAGAAAAGAAGAAAGAAAACACATATACGCCTAGTATTCAGGAGCGTATGCGAGAACAGCTCAGCGAGATTGTAGGGCAGTTTGAGGTATGGCTAGACGAACAGCCCACTAAAGATGTACCCAAGTTCTTTGATTGGCTTAAAAAGAATAACGTTGCACAGGCACACATCAGTAAGATCCGTGAGTATTATGTACCTATGCATGCAGAGTTTGAAGCATTGCTCCAAAAGGATTGTGATCCTGAGCTAAAAGAAGGCTATAGCCATCTAACAAAAGCAGAAATCAAACAGCACATCAAATGGTTTGAGTCACTGTTTACTGACCTTGATGCTTACAACAACCTCAAGCGAGCAACACGTAAAACCCGTGTAAAGAAGGCTCCTAGCACTGAGAAGTTGGTAAGCAAGCTCAAGTTTAAGAAAGATGATGCACGTTATAAGATTGTTAGCATCGATCCTGCTAAGATAGTTGGTGCTACAGAGCTGTGGGTGTTTAACACTAAGAACCGCAAACTAGGCAAGTATGTAGCAGAGGATGGTGTAGAACTTGGCGTTAAAGGTACTACACTACAGTTCTTTGATGCTAACAAGAGTGTTTGTAAGACCTTGCGTAAACCTGAGGAACAACTGGCAGCGTTTGGTAAAGCAGGCAAGGTAGCACTTCGCAAGTTCTTAGATGACATTAAAGCAACCGAAACTAAGATGAATGGAAGGCTAAACGAACACACTGTTCTACTCAAGGTTTCCTAATAAATACATTATAAGGAAACGAATATGGCTGTTGACCTAACTACTGCAAGAAAAGACATACAAGACTACATATACTTCCGCTTAGGCGGCGATATGGTGGATGTTGAACTTGATCCAACACACTATGATATGTGCATTAACCAAGCTATTAGGAAGTATCGTCAAAAGGCACAGGCTGCTACAGAGAGTAGCTATGTGTTCTTAGAGATTGTAGAGGGGCAACAGGAGTATACACTTCCTGATGAGATCCAAGAGGTAAGACAGGTATTTCGTCGTAGTGTAGGTAGCGGTTCAAGCGATACTGGTGCACAATTCGAGCCATTTGAAGCAGCCTTTGTTAACACTTATTTGCTACAGGCAGGGCGTGTTGGCGGACAAGCAACCTATGAAATGTACTACCAGTACCAGGAACTAAGTGCAAGACTGTTTGGTGGCTTTGTGAACTTTGATTGGGACAGAGTAAACAAAAAGATTACTCTTCTACGTAAGTTTGAAGCAAGCGGCGAAGCTGTAGTGTTATGGTGTTACAATACACGCCCTGACAGCACGTTGC